TGATTCTTGGTGAAGATGTATTCCGCCTCGGTTCCGTCATTCGAATCCTTTGTTTCGCCAGTTTCCAAATCTTCTATTTCAAAATTGTACTCTCCTACGAATCTTATACTTATACCTTCTGTTTCATCACCTGATGATGAGCTTATCGATCCGCATTCCGATAGCGTTATCTCGAATGGGTTCGCCAGGTTAATATCCACGCTTATTTTTTTACCAGAGCGGCCTTCGTCCGTGATTTTCACCTCTTCATCTTTGAATGGAGCCACGCTTTTTATTATATCATAAATCTGTTTGATCCAATCATCCATTATATAATCCACATAAGCAGAACCTTCGCTTATTTCATCGTATAGTTTTTTATTAAGACTTTCTATAGCAGCTGAATCAAAAATACTAGATTCAAAGTTTTCAAATAATTTAATGTATTTCATAGTATTATTATTTTTTTTATATACTATATATAAAATCCAAAAACTATATTCCAAGCTCGTCCAACCTTTTCAGTCTTCTGACACGTTTTGTTAAATCATTTGGATTCATTGCATCAATCAACTCAGCACACGAGTCACGAATCTCACAATCTAATACTTTCTCTATCTCCATAATCATCTCAACGATGTTTAGCCCATCAAATCCTAATTCTTCAAAGCTGCGGTTTTGTTTAATCCTCTTTGTTTTAAGTTTTTAGAAAAACCTATTAGCCCATCATTGCTTGTTTCGTCAACTGGCGGATTTATAGTATATCCCATTTTTTTAGAAACCATATTAAAATGATCTTTATATAATCCATCAAGAATTGTTAGTTATGCTGATAAAGATTGGTCAATTGGTGATCTATATAAAACATTGGGTTTTGAAAATGTAGGTGGTAATGGACCGGATTATAAGTATATAGTTGGTGGTCAAAGAGTTCATAAATCTAGATATAAAAAATCTAAACTTAATACAGAATTAACAGAATCTAAACAAATGGAATTAAATGGTATTAATAAAATATTTGATTGTGGTAAGATTAAGTTTGAAAAAATTATTTTCTAAACTTTTTAAAAAAGTGAATATATAACATGAAAGAAATCGAAAAAGCAGAAAAGGTTGAATGATTCAAACTTTAAAAAATAAATGCTTATGGATGTATCTTAATAATAGAGAATTGTATATAGAATTAGTAGTGAGTAAGGCTCAGGGAAGATTAACAAGAAATGCGCAAAAAATGTTAGAACTTCTTGCCAAAAAGACGATAAAAAAAATGAGATATTGGTCTAATGATGATAAATTAGATTGTTATCAAAGTGGATTACTTTATGTATTCCAAAACTGGTATAACTTTAATGAGGAAAAATCGGTAAATGCTTTTGCATATTTTACCGAGATATTTAAAAGAGGGATAGCCAAAGGTTATAATGACCTATATAAAAAGAAAGGAGATAATGACCACCAAATCAGACTTATCTCAATTGAAGGAAGTAACGAAGGAATGGGACTCCATTCATTATGAGGTTTTATTACCTTTCGATTTAGTTGCTTCTCCTGGATTTTCAAATTCTAAATTTGAAATACCTTCTTTAAGAAAACGTAGAAGAGATAAAATTACAAAAATATGGAATAAAAAAACCCAGAATTAAATCTGGGTTTTATATTTTTACATTTCAACATTCTTGTAGAATTGTTCTAACCATTCTATCAACAATTAAATATGGATCACCATTTGAAGCTGGTCTTCTATCCTCGATGTAACCTATCGCGTTCGGATCATTAATAGTTGAGGGAATTCTAATAGATTTGGTTCTATCTCCAATACCCCAGCCAAAATCTTTAATAGATGAAGTTTCATTAGCTCCTGTTAATCTATCATCATTATTTTCACCATAAACATCAATGTGTTCAGAATGTTTTGCTTCTAATTTTTTACACATTTCGATTGCAATTTCTTTCTTATTCACTTTATCTTCTCTGATAGTTTTTGTAGAAAAGTTAACGTGCATTCCAGAACCATTCCAGTCATTACCTTTAAATGGTTTAGGGTCTAATTCAATTCTATAATCATATTTTTCACTTAATCTATGTAAGATATATCTCGATACCCACAATTGGTCGGCTCCATCTTCAGCAGTAACAGTCCCAATTTGATATTCCCACTGTCCTAACGCGACTTCAGCATTAATACCACCAATTGATAACCCAGCTTTAATACATAAGTCTGTGTGCTCTTCCACGAACTCTCTACCACTTACATTATTAGCACCTACTGAACAATAGTATTCACCTTGTTCTCTTGGTTCTCCTTCTGTTGGCCATCCTAATGGTTTATTAGTTTTGTTATCAAAAATAAAGTATTCTTGTTCCCAACCATACATAGTTTCATCATCATACTTATTAAGAGTATCTATCATTTTAATTCTTGTATTTGTGATATGTGGTGTTCCATCTACATGATAAACATCACAAACAACAATGATAGAATCTTTTGTGAAAGGATTTAAGAAGTAATTTTTTGGCATTAATAATAATTCTGAATTTGAAGTTTCTGCTTGATATGTAGAAGATCCATCAAAATTCCAAACAGGTGCTGATTTATTTCCTCTCTTATATTCTCTCAATAAATCTTCTGTTACATACTCTGATTTAATAATTTTTGTTTTTGATCTAATTTGTTGTGGTTTAGCACCATCCAACCAAATATACTCTAATTTCTTCATGTAATATATTTTTTTTAATGTATTTATTAAAAATTACATTCCTTTTTGAAGAATACCCCCTATTTTTTAGGGGGTCATGTTATTTTTTAATTTTTTACTTAATTTTTAAATAATTTTTTTATATAAACTTTTTTTATTAATTTTAATACAAGTTTAAACATTATATTATGAATAAAGTAGTATTTCAATTTTGGGAAGAATCTATTCGAGGTAAATCACCTACGCAAGATGGATGTTCTATACATTTAGACTCACAAGAAAGAATTAAATATATAAATTCTATTTATGGTAGTAGAACATTAGATTCTATACCTGATGAATATGAAAGAATTATTGGTGGCGAAGTAGAAGCTTATATAGAAGATAATTTGTTTAAACTTTTACAGAGAGATAAAAGTTTAAGAATTTATCAACATCAATATTCAAACTTATTTAATATGAATGAGTTAATAATTAAAGAAGAAGTATGATAGTAGGATTTTATTTAGTACTGATTTTATTTATTTTAAATGAAATCTTTTATTTCTCAAACAGAAAAAGATTGGATTTATTTTTTACTAAAAAAGATCCATCAAAAATTAAAAAAATAGATATATTTTACTATTTAATTAAAGTAACATCAGTTCCTTGGCCTATAATAGGTTTATTCTCAAGTTTTAGTGGTTTATTCTCAGTTGTGATACTATTGAGTATTTTTAAGTTTTTATTATACCACATCTCAAAAAGATTTTATGGTGTTTATGTTAATATTTATCCAATATTAATTATAAGTGTTTATTTAACAATATTGTTTTATAAGTTTAGTTAAACATTAAACTTTTTAAGATGCTCTTCCGTTATAATAATAAAGTCATAACCCTTTTTATTACACCAGTTTATCATAGTTTCCCACTTTTGTTTATTCTTATAAGCCATCTTTAAATCATATTCAAAGTTTTTTAACTTTTTACCTTTATCTTCTGGTACTTGTAACCTACCTTCTGATAAAGCTTGTACAAAGTTATATTCTTTTTGAGGTTTAACTTCAGCGACCACTTGTCTTAATTGACCATTAATTCTCATTTCGTAAAAAAAATCAACATGATAAACGTGATTCTTAACTCTAGTATCACCATTTTCAAAATGAGTCATTTGATAAGGTATTTGTAAACACTCAGCTCCCCATTTTGTAACTTCTGTTTTTAAATCTAACCAGGTCATTATTTTCTTTTCCCAAGAAGAACGGTAAAAAAGACCACCCTGATTATTTAACTTAATCACTTTATCTTTATTCTGTGGTACGTATAAACCACCGTGATATTTATTATTATTTGGTTTAGAATTTAACATATTATCTATTCGATTTTATTTATATATAAAAGAAAAATGTTTCCAAATGAGTGCTTTAGAAGAAAGAGTAAAACTAAGTTTATTAGTACACGGTAATGGTTTGGAGGATAACTTCAAAAACAACTCACTTGAGTTGATGGAGAAATGGAATAAATCTGATGATTTGTATAAAGCTATTAAAGTTACTGATATAAAAACAGGTGGTTTTTATTTTCTTCAATATAAAGATCCATCAACCTGGATGCAGTATTCACCAGTATTTGTTGTTGATTATAAGAAATTTGATAATAAAATCATAATATTTGCTGTTAATTTAAACTTTATACCTTTACAAATAAGAAGTGCTATTTTTGATCCTTATTTTAAAGATGAATTTTTTGAAGATGATACTTTCTTAAAAGTTACTTATGATGGTATGTATAAAGAATTGATAAAATGGGGATTTGAGTATGCACTAATGGAGTATAATGCTATACAAATACACCTGACTCATAAAATACATATGACTCAAATTCCTAGATTTTTATATTCGCAACATCCAAAAGCTAAATACGATCCATCAAAACTTATGCAGATATGGAATAAAAAATTGGAGACTAGAGATAAACGTCATGATGAAATGACAAAAGCTTTAATATCCGACTTTTATGAAATGGATGGTAAGATTAAAGAACAATATCAAGCTCTTAAAGGTCACATTCAAAGAATTCAAAATTCTTTAAAAAGATTTTAGATTATTATTAAAATTTTACTATCTTTGTATAGTTAAAAATCTCTAATAAAAAGTCTATATGAATTATTCAGTTTACATTTCAGCAGCGAAAGAAGTATCAGTGTTAGGCCAAACAGATCTGGCAAAGAAATTTATCAAACATGCCAACTCTTTAGAAGAAAGAAAAATAGCTGATTTGAAATTTGATGTTCTGGTTGGTTCAACTAAAACATTCGGTGGTGCTAAGTATGACTCATTTAGAGTTATTAGAGAGAAAGAAGCTGTTACTTTAATGTTTATCTTTAAATCAGGTGAAAATACACATAGAATTAACGCTACATTAAATAATGATGGTAAAATCACTTGGTGTGATGGTAACTTATTTAGTAATCGATTTTCTGTTAATAGTTTCATTAAACTAATTTATCACTTAACAAATTACAACAAAAGTATCTTGGATGTTTTGAAAGAAAAACAGATAAGTGTAAATGATTTACAAGTAATTAATAGAACATTTTATATTTAAGATTATGAAATTTTATAATAGTATATTATTTTAATTTCTTACAGATGAAGATAAGAAATCATTTATGGTTTGTGATGGTTGTTTCTTAAATGTGAATTAGGAATATAGTGGTGAATTAGGAATATAGTAAAAAGAGGTTTAAAACCTCTTTTTTTGTTTTTAGAGAGTTGTTTTTTTATATATACCTTAAAATTTATAAATTTTAATGGCTTCATATAATTATAATAACAATAAAGATTCCCAAAATGGTGGAATGGGTTTTGTTAATTCAGCTGTAGAAAATAAAGGACTTTTTAGTAGAATTCTTCGTAATTTATCTAGTTATGGTATGAATTATGATGATATGATTATCAGAAATCAAGTTGGTATTGGTATAAACGAAGATCCTTATGCTGCTAAAGGTAACTCAATGTATGATTTCTTCTCACAAAGAGCAGTAGCATCAGTATTAAATAGAAAATCAATTCCTTACTTAGATAAATCTTACCCAGATAAAAGAAGAATTCTTAGAGAATATTCAATTAAAGATGAGATTAGAGATTTTGTTTCGGCTATTGCTGATGAATCAATAGTTTATAATGATACAAAAGATTTTTGTTCACCTGCTCCATTATCAACCGATTATTCACAAGAGATAAAAGATAGATACCAAGAATACTTTGAAAAAGTATATAATAAGTTTGGTTTCTCTGATAGTGTTAGTGCTTATAATATAATTAAAGATTTTCTTATTGATGGATACATTGCTATAGAAATGGTTTGGGATGATAAAAAGAAAAATATTATAGCATTTAATAGATTAAGACCTGAAAGTATTGTCCCGGCTTATGAGCCAAATGTTGGTCACTTATGGATTCAGTTTCCAGAGGATCCACAATTAAGAAGAATTTTCTTAGATTCTCAAATTGCATTTATTTCATATTCAACGCAAAATGATTTTGCTGAAACATCTTATGTTGAGGGTTTAATCAAACCTTATAATCAGTTAAAGATTCTTGAACAAACGAGAATTATGTTTAACATTATGAATGCTACTATTTATCAAAAGTTTACTATTCCGATTAAAGGTATGTCTCGTCAAAAAGCTGAAGAGCAAATTGGTCAATTGATACAAGATTATTCAGAAGAGATAGAATTTGATGATACATTAGGTACCATTTCTATGAATGGTTCTAAACACATTCCTTATAACAAACAAGTTTGGTTTCCTGAGGGAGATGCTGGTACTCCCAATATGACTTTAGAAACACCACAAGGTCATGATTTAAATGAAGAGTCAATGTTAAAATGGTTCCATCAAGCACTTAAAAGAGCTTCTAAAATACCTGTTACAAGATTTGAAGCTGAGAGTGGTGGTGGTGCTTTTATTGCTGACCAAGCCGGTATGACTAATGATGAAGTAAAGTTTCATAACTTTATTGGTAGAATTAGAGCTAACTTTAAAGAGATTATTGTTAAACCAATAAAATTGCAATTATTGGTAGAATTTCCAGAATTGAGAGATGATGAAGTTCTTATGAATCAAGTTGATGTTGATTTTAACTCTAATCAAATATTTGAAGAATGGAAGAAAATTAACAACTTAGCTAAAAGAGCTGAGGCAATTGGTACATTAGTTGGTATTATGAATGGTGAAAAACCTTATTTCCACATTGAATGGATTATGGATCACGTATTTAAATTAACACCAGAAGAGAAAGCTGAAAATCAAAAGTATTGGGCTAAAGAAGCTGGTGGTGCAGGTGCCGCTCCCGAAGGTGGTGCACCTGCTCAAGGTGGAATGCCGGCTCAAGGTGGTGATATGGGTGGTGAAATGCCTGCTGAAGGTGGTGCTCAAGCTCCTGCTCAAGGTGGTGCTCAAGCTCCCGCTCAAGGTGGTGGACAAGCCGCTCCTGAAACTCCTCCTGCTCAAGGTGGTGCTCAAGGCGGTTCAGAATTTGAATTCTAAAACTTACTATAAAAAAAAACCTCTCAAAATTGAGAGGTTTTTTTATGCTACATTCTTTTCTTCCTTTATATAAAAATGAGTGAATTGTTCATCTTTAAAAGACATTGATATTTCTAATTGAATTCCAGAATCTAATAATCCAATTACTGTTCTGCCTAAATCGGTCTGTAGTGGTCTCCATGTAATTTCCAATTCTTCTACAAAGTCATCTTTTATAGTCAATGATATGGCTTTAACGGTAAAAACTATATCAGATAACATTGGATCAAATTTAAGTTTTCCCCACTTACCATATTCATTTATATCTTCAACATCAAATTGAATTCTTTTTCCATCTAATAGAGTATTTAATTTAATTTCTCTTTTAAATTGTGTCCACTGAGGCCATTGTTGAAATCTATTTTCAAATTGTGATAATTTAATTCCATCTAAATAAAATTTATATTTTCTATTCTTCAAGTGTGAATCACCACCATCAATTCTAAATAATTCTCCCATAATTAGAATCTTAAAAAGTTAATCTGTTTCTTAAATAAGTCGATTGAGCTTACAACTACTTTTATTGGATCACCTAATTGAATTTTTTCACCAAGTTCACTAAGTATTAAATAGTTTTCAACATCAGCATTCCATCTACCTGGTAATGCATCCATTCTAATCATACCCTCACATTTATTCTCTATTATCTCAACATATAAACCTCTATCTAAAACACCAGTTACAATACCATCAAATATTTGACCTATTTTATCTTGTAGATACTCAGCTTGTTTATATTTTATAGAATCTCTTTGAGCTTTTGCGCTCAATTCCTCTCTCTTAGAAATATGTTTACATATCTCCTCTAGTTTATTTTTATCTTTTAAATTCATAAAATTTATATCAAAAGGAAGAAGATAAGTTTTAATATATAATGTAAGACAAAAATAATTAAAATGGTATGATAAAAAAGGGTAGATCTGTAACAATAAGAATTGAGCAGGAAATATATGATGGTTTAGTAAAAGAAGCAATTGAAAGAAGTGTTAAAGAAGGTAAAATTATTAAAATATCCGATATAATTAGAGAAAAATTAAGTAAATGACTATGAAAAAATTAACAACTGGAGAGTTTATAGAGAAATCTAAATTAATACACGATTATAAATATGACTACTCTTTATCAAATTATTTAAGTGGTAACGTGAAAGTGTTAATAATTTGTAAGGAACATGGTGAGTTTTTACAAAGAGCATCAGCTCATTTAAATGGACAAGGTTGTATGTAATGTAGATTAGAAAAAAGAAGAACCGGTTTGGATGTTTTTATTAGTAGATGTTTTGAAATACACGGTGATGAATATGATTACTCGTTAACTGAATATGTTAATTCAAAAACAAAGGTTGATATTATATGTAAAAAACATGGTGTTTTTGAAGTAACTCCTGATAATCATACTAATAGTAAAAATGGTTGTCCTGAATGTAAAAAATTAGGATTAGAGAAATTTATAGAGAAATCCAATACTAAACATCATAATAAATATGACTATTCTCTGATTAAAGAATATGTTAATAATAAAAAGAAAGTTGATATCATATGTAAAGAACATGGTATTTTCAATCAAAGAATGAATGATCATATGATAGGCGGGGCTGGTTGTCCTGAATGTGCAATTGGAAGAGTTAGATTATCAACTGAAGATTTTATAAAAAGATCAAAAGAAATGCATAATAATAAATATTTATATTCTGATAATATATCATTCAAATCAAATAAAGATAAAGTAGAAATAAATTGTAGAGAACATGGAATCTTTTTACAACAAGTAAATTCACATTTAAATGGACAAGGTTGTTCCGATTGTAGGAAACTAGGGAAAAATTTATTTATTGAGAAAAGTAATAATATACACAATAATAAATATAAATATGATAGAGTATTATTGAATAATGTTAACGAAAAAGTAATAATTACTTGTGATAAACATGGTGATTTTGAACAAAGAGCATCTGCTCATTTGGATGGACAAGGATGTCCATCTTGTAGAGTGTCTAAAGGAGAACTTGAAATATCTAAAATATTAAATAAAAATAATATAGAGTTTAAAATACAATATAAATTTAGTGAATGTAAAAATATCAAAGAATTGCCGTTTGACTTTTATTTACCAAATTATAATATATGTATAGAATATAATGGTGAGCAACATTATAGACCAGTTGATTATTTTGGTGGTGATGAAAGATTTATAACACAGTTAAAAACTGATAAAATAAAAGAAGAATATTGTACATTAAACAATATCCTTCTTATAGTTATAAAATATAATGAGAGTGTTGAAGATGTATTAAATAATTATTTTTTTGGATAACCATCATTACCTAAAGCTAATGTTAATAACCTCATTGTCAAAATGTCGGAATAGCGCCGAATTGGCGAGGTAAAATGGCTATAGTCCTCAAAATCAAGTCCATAATGTCCAATTTCCTCAGTAGAATAGTAAGCTTTTTTCATAGATCTAATAACTAATGTACTTAATAAACTCTCTTCTGGAGTATCCTTTATTTTTTTGATAAGTTTATTTAATTCATCCTTTGTTGTTTCTGGATCACTTATTTCTAATTCATGTCCAAAGTTCATAGCTACTTTTTTAAGATTAAGTAGTTTTTCATCATCTGGTGTTGGATGGACTCTATTAACACAAGGTAGTTCTTTTGATTTTATAAATTTAGCAACTTCTTTATTTGCTAATAACATATATTCTTCAATTAGTTTATTGGCATCTTTTTGTTCTTTAAAGTAAACTCCTAATGGTTTTCCATTCTCATCTAAATCAAATTTAACTTCTTTACCACCCATTTCAATAGAACCATCTTTAATTCTAATTTTTCTTAAAACTTTGGCAATTTTATCTAATTCTAATATAATATTATCAGTATCGCTACCATCGCTCCCATTTTCAATAACTTCTTGAGCTTGTTCGTAAGAGTAATCTTTATCAACATTTATTATTGTTCTTCCGAACCATTTTTTTCTAATTTTGCCATTATCTTCTACACAAACTGTTACGGTGTAACATAATCTATCAGCTCCGGATTTCAAACTACAAATTCCATTACTCAATCTATGTGGTAACATGGGAACGCATCTATCAACTAAATAAACTGAAGTTCCTCTCTTATAAGCTTCTTTGTCCAATTCAGTATCTGGGTTTATATAGTGTGTTACATCTGCTATATTAATTGAGACATATCTTTTCCCATTAATAAATTCTAAACTTATAGTATCATCAGCATCTTTTGAGTCAAAAGGATCAATTCCAATTGTAGTAACATTTCTCAAATCTCTTCTTTTAGAAATTTCCTTTTCTGTTATTATCTCTGATATTAATTCTGATTCATTTATAACTTCTTGTGGAAAATCCACAGGTAATCCATATTCATACATAATAGCATTCATCTCGGTGTTATTTTCACCTACCGTTCCTAATACTTTAACTATTTTAGCACTTGGTGATTTCTGTCCCTTTTCCCAAGATTCAAACTCTACGAGAACTTTTTGATTATCTTCAGCTGAATGTTTTCCTCTAATATAAAAATCTACATGGATTTTTGAATTATCGGGCACCACGAAAGTATAATCTTTCTTAACTTGTGTTGTTCCGACAAATTCTAATTTAAATCTTTCAACAACCTCTATTACTTTTGCTTCTAACTTTTTTTCTCCTTTAATAAGGACAAATCTTACTTTATCTAAATGTAAAGCGTTTGATGTTTTCTTTTTATGTACAAAGAATTCTTTACCATCAAATTTTACTAAACCATTACCTGATACGGAGAATTCTATTTGAGATTCAAATATATCCCCATCATTGTATTTACTCATTTTTTTTTATTCTTTTTTGAAATATTATCTACTCCATACTTTTTTACTAAAGTATTTTTCATTTTAGATAAAACATTTTTATTTTGTATTGGATAGTCAACTCCGAAGTTTTTTCTTAGAGTTTCTTTTCTTTTGTATTCAGAACATTTTCTACAAAAATAATCTCCCCAATTTTTATTATCATATTTTAAGTAATTCTTATAAATTACCTCTTTTTCTATTTCACAATTATCACATTTACATTTTATCTTATGATGTGATCCTTTTGAAAGTAATTCAACTGGTATTATAACAACTTCACCAATAGTTAATTCATAACCAAGGTTTTCATAGTAATGAAAATTGGATTCACTTATTTTAATATTTATTTCTCTAGTTAATATCATCTTCAATTTGTATAAAACTTTTTGTATATTGTTTATAATTTAAAAGTTTATTTGAAACTTTATTTTTCCACAGTCCCATATTTTATTAACTCCATTTAACTCCATTTGTTTTGATTCTGTTAATTCGGTTTTAAGTATTGATTTCTTAAAGTTTGACTTATGAACTCTCTTACCTTTAATAATATATTTATAATCAGGTGATGATTGATTAACATTTTCAAAACCAAGTTTATAATATAAGTCACCTTTACTCCAATCTCGGTCAGCATAACTAACAATTCTTGATGGATTATATGTTTTTATGAAATATTTTAGTAATTTACTAGCCCCACCTATTACGTTAGTATTCAATTTATTACAGAATCTAGATAAATCCCAACCACCTTCTTCCATGCGACTTCTACCCTCAAATTGATCAAATATCATTAGGCTAACCAATTCATCATCATAATATAATCCTATCTTTTTAACCGACTTAACAAATCCCTGTATGTGGTTATTATCCAAAAACTCCCTAGATTCCTTAACATCAACTTCCTTTACTTTGCATTTTCTACCAAATATTCTATTATTGGTTAATCCTATCATATTCAATATTTGAGACTTAACTATATCTTTTTTAAATACCCAATCATCTTCCCATATATGTATGATTCTTATATTTTTATCACTAAAGTAGTTAGTTTTATTTATATGATATCCAACATCAGTGAATTTATCAGAATGATAATAAAGACCATTAAATTCAAATCCTAATTTTAAATCAGGTAAATAAATATCAATCTCCAAATTATCTCTATATCCGGATATCAACTCACCTTCATAATTATCTTCTATAAAATTAAAAACCTCTATTTCCTTTATAGATTTTTGATCACCAATTGGATAACATATTGTACATAGTATGTTATTACTTTTTGTTCTTTGTAGATAATTATCCGAATTTATTTCAAAGCAATGGTCTTTATCACATTTGAATTTATAAATACTATTTCCAATAGATTCAATGTAATGTGAATCATTACATATTTTAAAATATTTCATCATTTTTTCTCTATAATGTGTTGTTTTTGAATAATGATCAACTCCATATTTCAATAGACAAGTTTCTTTATATTTATTTTTAAACTTATCTAATTTTAACGGGTTACTAACTCCATATTTTTCGATAAATTTATTCTTTATTTTATTTTTTATATCATCTGATTGTGAAATAAAATAAACTCCATATTTTTCGAAATTAGTATTACCTCTTTTTTGATTTATTTCATTTCTTTTAGTACTATCAAAATTACTTTTTGTAATATTCGATTTTTCGGTCATTTCTTTTCTCAAATCTTTGTCATAGTTACAAGATAACATATTAGTCAATCTAGCATTTTTAATATTAACATCTTTATGTGTATCTATTGCTGAACAAGATTTACTACAATATTTTCTATATCCCTTATAAAACTTAATGAATTTTACATCATTTTTACAGTTTATGCACTTTGGTATAGATTTTAGATTATTTTGAAATAACCAAATCTTCTCTGATATTGGTAATTCATCATCTATTATAAAATCCATCATTTCCTTATAATAGTCAGGATATTTATCCTTTAATAATTTCTCTGTTATATTTTTCGTACTACTAAACTTCATAATAGTTATAGTTTTTTTATATATATAAAGTTCTGTAAAACTTCCTTGAACTATAAAAAATCCATCTAATAAAAAGAGAGATTTTGGTTAGCAATATATACTCTATAATTTACACAAAAAATAACACATTACATGAAACCAGTTTTAATTGTAGAAAATTCAACTAACTCTTTAATCAGAGAAAGTTCGGATACTGGTAAGAAGGATTATATTTTGCAAGGTACATTCACTGAATTCGGAGTTAAAAATCGAAATGAGAGAATTTATACTGCTGATAAATTTCTTCCTGCGTTAAAGGAAATGAATGAAAGAATGACTAATCCGGGAGCTGTCTATGGTGAATTTGATCACCCAGATGTTTTCGATACGTCTCTTTCAAGAGCTTCACACTTAATTACGAAAGCTAATTATGTTGCTGAATCTAACCTTGTTTCTGGTGAAATCAGATTGTTGAGTACTTATTGGGGTAAAGAAGCTAAGGCATTGGTTGATGACGGATGTCCTGTTTTTGTTTCTTCTAGAGCCGCTGGTATTACTGAATCTGATGGAACTGTTTCATTAAAGAAATTATTTACTTATGATATTGTTGCGGATCCTGGATTCGCATCAGCAAAAATGAGTATTAAAGTACTTAATGAGTCACTAGGTTATGACAACCCAAAATCTAACTTTAGGATATATGATTTATCCAACGAGTCAAAAACAAATGATCTATTTAACATGAACAAAAACGAGTATGTTACTAAGCAACAATTAACTGACTACTCTAAGTATTTGGTTAATGAATTAGCTTCTACTAAGAAAGAAGTTAAGACCGCTATTTCTAAAGGAAATTTAAGCCCTAAGAAATTGGAACAATTACTTGAGTATTATGATGAGTTAAATTCAACTAATTCACAAGTAGTTAAGTATTTAGATTATTTAGCTGAGAAAGTTCAAATTATGGTTAATGAGAACAAGTCATTGAAAGAAACGACTGATAAACTTATTAAACACAATGACTATTTAGCTGAAAATCTTGAAAAAGCTGTTAATTACTCTGAGTATTTAGCCGAAAATTTAGATAAGAATATCTCTTATTCTGAATATGTTGCTGAAAACTTAGACAAAAACATTGCTTATTCTGAGTATATCGCTGAAAATTTGGATAAAAATATTACTTATTCTGATTATTTAGCTGAAAACTTAGACAAAAACATTTCTTATTCTGAGTATTTAGCTGAGAATTTAGACAAAAACATTGCTTATTCTGAGTATATCGCTGAGAATTTAGACAAAAACATTGCTTATTCTGAGTATATCGCTGAGCACGTTGATAATTCAATTGCTTATTCTGAATATTTAGCTGAACACGTTGAAGGTAACATCGCTTACTCTGAATACATCGCTGAACATTTAGATGATAATATCGCTTACTCTGAATACATCGCTGAAAATTTAGACAAAACTATTTCTTACGCTGGTTTAATTACTGAGAAATTAAATGGTGGTAAAATGTTTGAATCAGAAGGAGCATTCCCTGAGTTAAACTCACATGGTTTTGAATCTTTAGAAGATGAAGATGAGGAATCTTGGTCTATGGAGGATGACGAAGAAGAGTCTAATGGTATTGCTCACGTTGCTGAAGAAGAAGCGTATGCACACGAAGAAGACGAAGATGATGATGAAGATTGTGGTCCTTCTAACTATGAAGTTAGTGGTGATGACGAAACTGAATTATCAGAATCTATTAATAAATTAATCGAAGAAGCTAAAAAACGTAAAGTTTCTGAAACATCAGACTTGAATTTCTTGAAATTCATGTCTAAATCACAAGTTGATAGCTATTATGCTTTAACAAACGAAGAACAAGACACTGTTAAACTACACATAAACGAAAGTAGTTACTTCACACAAAAAGAAGTATTGTCTTTAATTTCTGAAGCGTTATCAACTAAAAACGAATCTCTTGAAGAAAGAGTAATCAGAATGATGCCTAACAACACAAAGGCTATCTGGGGTCAAATAAACGAATCAGCTAAAAAATCTATTCTTTCACAAGCTAGATTATATCCATCTGATATGTTAATGACTGAGTCACAAGTTGAGCATTTCTGGGCAACTAGAAATCTTAAAACAAACGAATCTGTAACTAAGAAATTAGTTTCTCATGATGCTTTAATTCAAGAAGATAAATTATCTGATACTGAATTAAACTCTATTATGGAAAGATTCAAAAACATCTAATCTATAAAAAAACCACACTTGTGAAAAACGAGTAAAATAAAGGTAATATATAGATTATAAAAAAAATAAAAAAAAATTAAAATTATGTCACACATTAGAATAGACAAAGCGAAAGCAACTAAGAAATGGGCTCCAGTTTTAGAAAACATGGGAGTAACAGGTGATAGAGTTGAATGGATGGCGGAATACGCTGAGTTTCACTCAATCAACGAAAATGCATATGTAAATGCTTCTAACGTAGCAGGTATGGGTAACGTTGTTAACCCAACTATCGGCGGTAACGTTGGTTCTACATTAACAAACACAGGATGGTCTGGTGTTGCGGGTTCAGGAGACGTAGGTCAAAACCTTTTACCAGTAGCTATGAAAATTGCTGCTCAAACAATCGGTTTAGATTTAGTAGCTGTTAAACCAACTCCAGGTCCGAAAATCGATTTACTTTATATTGATTTCCAATATGATGATACTAGATTAGGTGATTCTGACGAAAGACCACAAGTTTTCAAAATTTACACAAGTAACGCTAACGTTAACACAGCAATCAACACAGCTTTAACTGCTGCTGTTATTACTCAAACAACTGGTGGTTTATCAGGTGGTAGACTTTTCTTAACAGGAATTAATGCTCAAACTGGTACTGCATCTGCGTTCACACAAACTGAACCATCAAACAAAGCTAACGTAGTTGAGTTTTTAGGTTTCTCAAGAGTTGATGGTTACCCAATCTTCAGAGCTTTCAGACAAGCTAACACATCTCACACTGGTGTTAACCAATTCTCAACTGCATGGGCATTTGATTCAACTAGAAATACGTTCTCTGCAACTGCTTCTATGTCTTCTCAATTCTCTTACGTAGGATGGAATGCAACAACTGGTGTTGATATCCAATTGGTATCTGCTTTAGAAGATCATATCCCAGGTTTCTCTGCAAACTGGACAGGAACTTCTACAAGTAACTCTTCTGGTGATTACCCAATGTCTCGTCAATCAGATGATGATTCTTACGCTGGTGTTATCGGACCAAAAATTTCTTCTAAAACTATCGCAGTTGGTACTATCGAAGTATCTTCAGCTTTAAGAAGAACAGAAATCGAAGATATTAAAGCTAATACTGGTATGGATATCGTTCAAAAAATGGAATCTATTCTTGTTAACGAATTGTCTCAAACAATTTCTAAACAAATCGTTGCTAAAATCTTTGAAATGGGTTCATTAAACAGAGCTACTGCTCCAGTACAAACTGGTTTAGGTGTAACTTCAATCATTACTGGTTCTGCATCTTCAATCTTTGACTTAAATACTGCTTACGCTTCAAGTGTTGGTGGTGAAACTACTCACGCTGTACAAAGAAAATTGATCACAAAAATTGCTCATGCTTCTAACTACATCGCTACTGAGGGTCGTGTAGGACCTGCTCAATACCTTATCACAAACGGAGGTTTAGCTGCAGCTCTTCAAGACATCGCTGGTTACACAATTAACCCAGTTAAATCTAAATTAAACGGACAAGGTCAATTATACCCTGTAGGTTCTATCGGAGATATCTCTATCTATGTTGATCCTTATATGAGATATAATGATAACAGAATCGTTTTAGGAAGAAAAAACAACCCAGATCAACCAGGTATCATTTTCGTACCTTATTTGATGGCTCAATCTATCTCAGTTATTTCTGAAGCGACTTTCGCACCAAGAATGTTACTAAGATCTAGATATGCAGTTGCAGAAGTTGGTTGGTTCCCACAAAAACAATTTATGACTTTAGTTGTAACTGATAACGCTCAGTACTTAAACTAATATCTTAAAGATAAAAAGAAAGCCACTCTTAATGAGTGGCTTTTTTGTTTTTGGTACTTTTTGCTTTTAAAATTTAATATATAACCTATGAGAAATCTAAGAACTTTCAAATACTTCTTAAAAGAAGGTAAAAAAGATAAATTTCCAGACATCAAAAAGTCTGAAATAGATGGATTTGTCGTCTTTATGGGAAGAGATGCAAAGTCTAATGACCATCTTACTTTTAATGTTGCAGACGAAGAAGATATATGGATGCACGTTAAAGGTGTGCCAGGTAGTCACGTAGTTATTAGAGTAAGAGAAAATCTTCCTACCGAGACAACTATCAAAAAAGCGGCAGAGCTTGCCAAAAGAAATAGTAAGGCAAAGGATAAAGAACATGCAACAGTTGTTTATTGTCAAAGAAAATTCGTTAAGAAAGATCCTGG